CATGGCTTTCAAGGTTGGCTGAAGATTTGAATGAGATTCAGCAAGCTAATGGAAGCACGACATCAAATGATGCAATGATTCAAAGGATGAACAGAATCATTGAACTATTAGAAAAATTATTAGGAATGAATATCTATCTTGATTCAGGGGTGTTGGTTGGAGAATTGGCACCTGTTATGGATGCAAGACTAGGAAAGATATACAACAGAACAAACAGGGGAAGGGGCTGAAATATTCAGCCCTTTTTTATATTTACAGAAGAAGGGGGTGAAACCCTAATGGAATTATTCAAGTTAGTTGGCACTATTGCATTGAATGGTGTTGACGAAACAAAAAGAGATATTGACAATGTGTCAGACAAAGCAGAAGAAGCAAGTGATGGAATCGACAGAATGGGTGATTCTGCAACCAAAACTGCAAATGGCGGTTGGACTATGTTGAAAGACGTTGCATCCAATTTGGTATCAGAAGGATTGCAAAGGGTTATCAGTGCGGTTGGTCAATTTGTGAAGGATGGTGTCAACTTCCAAAGTCAGATTGAGCAATACACCACTTCATTCACAGTTATGACAGGAAGTGCAGAAAAGGCTGCTGAAGTTACTGAAAGACTGAAAGAAATTGGTGCTTCAACACCATTTGAATTGACAGACCTTGCAGACACAACACAACTTTTGATGAACTATGGCTTCACAGCAGATGGTGCAATTGAAAAGATGCAAATGCTTGGTGACATTTCACAAGGTAGTGCAGACAAGATGAACAGAATTGCTGCTGCTTATGGACAAATGAGTTCGGCAGGTAAAGTTTCACTTGAAGATATCAAACAGATGATTGAAGCAGGCTTCAACCCACTTCAAGAGATATCTGAAACAACAGGTGAATCAATGGCTTCCTTGTATGACAGAATTTCAAAAGGAACCATCACCATTGATGAAATCACTGCATCAATGGAAAGGTCAACTTCTGAAGGCGGAAAATACTTTGGTTCTATGGATGCACAGTCAAAGACACTTGAAGGAAGATTGTCAACCTTAAAGGACACAGCAAACAACGCAATTGGAACAGTCTTTTCAGGGCTATTGAAAAAGGCAGCAGATGAATACCTTCCTGCTGTAACAGAAGCAATTGAAAAAGTTGATTGGGAAGGCTTTGCAACAAGGGCAGGGGAAGCATTCAATTCAATTCAGTCAGGTGTTGGATGGGTAACAGAACACTTCAAACCTGAAAATATTATTCCTGAAAGTATGCTTCCAAGAATAGAAGAATTCAAGACAAACATTTCATCAATGTTTTCAGGAATCAAATCAGATGCACTTGCAGACTTCCAAAGCAAACTTGAACCACTGCAAAACCTGTTCACGAAGATTCAGGATGCAATGGAACCAATTGCAACATATTATCTGACAGACATGATGAACAAATTTGAAACCTTTGTTTCTATCATTGATACAGTGGTGATTCCTGCATTGTCAGGTGTCGTTCAGTTCTTCATTGATTTGGCAACACCAATTGTTGAAAAGTGTCAGCCTGCTATTGAAAAACTGTCTGAAGTATACACGAAGGCATCAAATACCATGTCAGAATTGTGGTTGAATACACTGAAGCCTGTCTTTGATCAGATTGTTCAGATGGCAACAGAAGTGTATGAAGAAAACAAGGACAACTTTGACAAGATAGGCACATTGTTTGAAACAGTGTTCAATGCGATTGCTTCGGTGGTCACATGGTTCTATGAAACTATCATTGAAGGCGGTTTGATTCCTGCAATTCAGTGGCTTTCATCTTTTGTTGGTCAAAATATGGAAACCATCAAGCAGTTGTTTTCAAATGCGTTCGACACAATCGGTGCAATCATAGATGTATTTGTATCATTGTTCAAGGGTGATTGGGAAGGAATGTGGTCAGCAATCCAAACCATCATTGAAAATGCGAAAGAAAACATGATCCTTCAGTTTGAATTGGTGAAATCCTTCTTCATCAAGATTTGGAATTCCATCAAGGAAAAATTGGCAGAAATCATCCTGAATATCATCAAGGGTGCTGTTCAGAAATTCGAAAAAATGAAGTCTGATGTGGAAAAGACAGTTGAAAAAATCAAATCTGCTGTGACATCTAAGATTGAAAGCCTGAAGGAAAAGGCACTTGGAACTTTCGACAAGTTGAAAGACGGAATCAAGACAAGAATTGAAAGTGCAAAAACCATTGTTTCCAACGTAGCAGAAGCAATGAAGAAGCTTTTCAATTGGGAATTCAAGATTCCAAAAATCAAACTGCCACACTTCAGCATATCACCTTCAGGATGGAAGGTTGGTGACCTGTTAGAAGGTGTTAAACCTACACTTGGAATTGAGTGGTACAAAGAAGGTGGTGTCATGGAAGAACCAACTGTGTTTGGTAGAAATGGCAACAATCTGATGGTTGGTGGTGAAGCAGGGGCAGAAGCCATTGCACCAATTGATGTACTTCAAGACTATGTCAGACAGGCAGTGGCAGAAGCCAATGCAAATGATGGCACAAACAAAATGATTGAACTATTACAACAGCAGAATGAATTGCTGTTGTCTTTATTGAACAAGGATTCTTCCATCTTGCTTGATGGTCGTGAATTAGGAAGGGCGGTGAATAAATATGCTTGATGTATTCAAGTATGAAAATCATTTGGGTGAAGTGGTTCAGTTTGGTGAAAACGGAGTATTTGCCAATTCAAATGATTTGCGTGATTATTCATGGCAGTATGATTCCGACAAGAACAAGATCGAGAACTTCAGGAAGGGGGTTGTCAATAAGACAATCCCAATTGTTATTGCTGCACCTACTGAAGAAGAAGGTGTGGAAGTAAAGAATAAGATATTCGAAGTGTTCGAAAAGGATGTTGTCGCAGAGATACCAGGCAAAATCATCATTGGTGAATATTACATGAACGCATACATATATGCTTCAAAAAAATCAGAATATCTGAAATCAGAAAGGGTGCTGATTCAGTCAGTCACAGTTGCTAGTGATAAAGGTGTATGGATCAAGGTCACAAGGAACACATTTGGAGTTAGTCCAATAGCACAAACAGAAGGCAAGGGCTATCCATACGGATATGAACATGATTATTCAACAGGGAATGGCAATGTTGGTGTGTTAAAGAATAGACACTTTGCACCATGTGATTTTGTATTGAAAATCAGTGGATATGTTATGAATCCTTCAATATCAATTGACGGACATTCTTACAGTGTCAATGAAACCATTCAGACAAATGAAGTGTTGACGATTGACAGCAAGAAAAAGACCATCACCCTGACAAAGAACAATGGTGAAGAAGTGAACCTTTTCAGCAAAAGGGATAAATCATCATACATCTTTGAAAAAATCCCATCAGGAAATCTGCAAGTGTATTGGAACAGTGGATTCAATTTTGAAGTCACATTGTATGAAGAAAGGAGTGAACCAAAGTGGATTTGATATATACAGACAAAGACAGGGTGGAACAAGGTGTGCTTCAGAATTTTGAAGTGGACTTTGACACCACTGACAAAAAGGATTTTCAAATTGCTGTTGGCATCCAAAACAATGTGCTTCAAGGTGGTTCATGGTGGTATATCGAAGGCACTGAATATGGTGGAAGGGTTGACGAATATGAAATCCTTTCTGAATCAAATGAAATCAGATACACAGGAAGAAATTTCAGGGGTGTTTTGACAACCAAAATCATTCAGCCACCTGTTGGGGAAGATTACAAGGTTGTAACAGGCAACCTTCAAGAAGTCATTGATGGGCTGTTGGAAGATGCAGCCCTTCAAGGCTTGTTTGTAGCAGATGCAAGTGATATTGAAATCACCAATTACAAATTCAACAGATATGTGAATTTGTATGATGGTATTTGTTCCCTTGCGGTCAGATATGGTTTGATTCCTTCCTTTGTAGTGAAGGATGGTTTGGTTCACATATCATTCACTACACCAACAGATTATTCGGATGAAAATGAATATACACAGGATGATTTGAATTTTTCAATCAAGAAAACCTTTGCCAATGTCAATCATTTGATTTGTCTTGGACAGGGTGAATTGAAGGATAGAATGGTGATTCATCTTTTTGCAGATGCGGATGGAAACATATCAGACACACAGACATTGTTTGATATTGATGAAGTGGTTGACATTTATGAAAACGTCAATGCAGAAGATGAAACCACATTACGAACAGAAGGAATTGAAAGGCTGAACGAGTTGAAGAACAAGGACAGCTTTGAAGTGACCATTCCTGATGCATCCTTCAAGATAGGTGACATCATAGGTGGTATTGAAGCAGTGACCAAAACCTATGTTGCAAGGGAAATTGTGAATGTAATTGCAAAGATTACAGATACAACAATTGATTTGGAATATAAGGTTGGGGAAGATGAATCAGCTTCCAAATCATCTTCAAGTGGTTCAGGTTCATCAGGTGGAACAGGTTCCAAAGGTGAAGATGGTGATTCAGCCTATCAAGTAGCAGTCAACAATGGATTTGAAGGAACAGAAGAAGAATGGCTTGCAAGTCTTAAAGGTGCAAAAGGTGACAAGGGTGAAGATGGTGCAGATGGAAAGGATGGTGTGTCAGTTTCTTCTATCACCCAAACAACCACATCAACTGCTGATGGTGGCACTAATGTAATAACAGCCACACTTTCAAACGGAACAAAGTCAACCTTCAATATCAAGAATGGTTCAAAGGGTTCCAAAGGTGATAAAGGTGACAAGGGTGACAAAGGTGACAAAGGTGATCAGGGTGAAAAGGGTGCAGATGGACAGGATGCTGCATCACAATTTGAAGGATATAGCCCTGAAGACTTTTCTGCATCAGACCACACACATGACTATCTTCCTTTGAGTGGTGGAACATTGACAGGCAACCTGAACACAGGGAAAGGTGTGTATATAACAGGTGAAGCAATAAGTGGCAACACTCACAACCATGCATTACTGTTGGGGCATAGCAGTCAAGACTATTGTAATTTTTA